TTTACATAATGTTTTGGTTTCTTTTCACTCATAATTTATCCTTAATTGCCTCATAAAGTGCTTGACTTCTGTTAGTCTAGCGGTGTTCCCGTTGATTGTAATTGCTTTAATACCTTATCCGTTAGCCTTTGAACTCTTTTACGATAATCAAATCCTAGTAAACCTGATTTCTTTCCACTCTCATATATTGGAGGAAGTCTATCTGTTGAATAATATTGGTCAGCAGTAATATCTATAACATTATTTTTAACATCTACTGCCCACCAATGATAGATACCTTCATCATCTAATGCTCGATATAGTTTAATAACTTTAGTACCAAATATCTTTTGTAAACAACCCGAAGCATTATGACAATGACCAAACATTGGATTAGAAGCATTTCTTTCTACCCATTTTTTAGGTAAAAGGTCAGGCGTTAAATTATTTAATATCACTTCATTCACCAATTTCAAATTATCAGGCGTATATTCTAGCATTAATGTAATTTCTTCCTTCTTTGATTTTCAATTTCATCCATTATATTTGAAATTCTAGCATCTTCTTCAATTTCTGGTTCTAATTCTGCAAGAGCTTCATCTCTCATTATATGTAGTTCTTCTTTTATATTAGCTAACACAGAATCATTTTTAGATATTGATTCGATAGCAATCTCAACCATATTTCCATAATATTCAATTAAATCATCTTTTGGATTAGCAAAAGTTAAAATATCATCTTGAGTGATAGTGGCTATATTATCACAAATAACCTCAAGTGGCAACCATGGTACCATCATCATTACCGTACCTTTAGCGCCTCTTTTAAATAACAAGGTCATTGGGTGGTTTAATTGAACCAAATAATCATCTTCACTCATAACACAATCTGATATGATGTCTTCGCCACTTTGTAGGCGGATAATTTTAATATTATGTTGTGGTTGGTTTGACATTTTTAAGGTCTATGTTATAATATTTATAGTTAAACTTTTCGTCATCATATATTTTAACACGCTCAATAAAATGTTTTAGTGTGTAATTGGTAAATTTGCCTATACGAAAATCATCAGTAATATCAAACAATATAGCAGCTGATTTATTATCACCAATTCTTAAACCACGGCCAATAGATTGTAAATTACGAATACGAGATTTGCTTGGTGATGCGAATATAATATTATGTAGGTTACGAATGTTGACGCCTGTTGAAAAGGTACCGTATGAGGCTACAATGATGGCGTCTTTTTCTTTTTCAGTAATTGAACGGACCGATTCGCGAATCTCAACATCAGTTCCGCCAAATACAAAGAATACATGCCTATTTTTTGCATGTTGTTTAATATTAGCATAAAGGTCTTTACCATGTTTTTCAACAAATTGAAATAAAATAAGTGAATTGCCTTCTAGCGATAATGCTAGATTGCGAATAAAATCATTACGGGTTTGATTGGTGACTATGTAATCAATTTCTTGATTGTAATCCCAATCACGAGCCATCTTACATATAGGTTCAGGATACTTGAGAATCAGACATTTAATATTAAAATCTGCTAATTGACCTTTCTCAATTAATTCAGATGTTGAGGTTGCCTTATAAACTGGACCAAATAAACCCTCTAGTACCAAACGATGAGTTTGAGTTCCGTCTAAAGTTCCTGTAGTGCCTATTCTATATTTAGAATTTGAGCAACCTGTAAGTATCGTAGTAAGTGATTTAGCTTTGAATTGGTGAGCTTCATCGCCCAAAACAAAATCAAACTGTTCAAAGTATTCACCTGAATTCTTGTAAATGGATTGCCATGTGGTGATGGTTAGAAAATTGTTGGTGTGTTTATCTTTACCAGAATATTGGCGATGACAGTATGTATCAGAATCATAACCATAGGATTTGAAATCAGAAAACATCTGTTCAACCAATGATGTGGTTGGAACTATTAATAATCCTTTTTTTAAACCTGAGGCTTGTAAATAACAAACAATCATATAAAGTATGAGTGATTTACCTGAAGCCGTAGGAGATAATAAAAGAATTCTCTTATTACGAATAGCATGAATAAAAGATTTTAATTGATAATCACGAACTTCATGTGGAAGATTTAATGTCTTAATAAAGTCTTCAGCTTCTACCACAGACAATACTTCGGTAAATATAACATCTGAATCTATCTCAAGTTTATAATTTCTTTCTTCACAAAACTTTTGAATATAAGGAACCAGACCATGATATATGGTAAAGTTGCGTAAGTCCGCCAGCCTTATCTTTCCATCCCAGAGCCTACTTTTATAAGCGGGAACGAATTGGTAACCTGGAACAAAGAATGTAAAGTAATCACTTAATTCTTGTGCGATGTTTCTTTCACACTCAAACTGAATGAATACTTCATTCTTCTTATGGAGAATTAAATCAGACACCTTGTATAAATCTTTCCCAGGCTATGAAGTCGCGGAGTTGAAATGTGCGAGAGTTTAATTCTTTGAGTATTGAACCACACACATCTACGATTTCTTCGTGCATAGCTTTTGCAGCTAGACGAGCATTGATGTCTTCATCTGATTCTAGGTAAGTTGTGATTTCTGATTTTAAAACATAAGGGAAAGGTTGCCAACCATATTGAGTAAGTTGGTCCTCATCGAGTTTACCTGTATAATATTCCCACTTTAATCGCCTCATCTTACTGGCCTTAAATTCAGATTCTTTGGCCAATAGGCGATGATGTGATAGTATATTTAAATACTTACTATGTAATTTGGGTATATCTAATAACGCTTTGCCTGGTTCTGTTCTATCAATGTCAGAATCCTTGCGCCACATTTCTAATAATTCTTCAAGTTGTTTCATATAGTTGAAATCCTCCTATTCAAAGGATACATCACTTCCATTAAATTGTCAAGCGTTTTTTAGAATAATTTCTCTACATCAAAGTAACTATACCGAAATGTAGCATCAGCTGTAATTATAGTATCTGGAGAATCTGTTGCACTCATTACAAAGGTAGAAAGGGTGGTAGGAAATACATCAAAAAACTTAATGTTATAGTATGGTGTATTTGATGATGAAAGCAAAGTAACAGTTGCATCAGAATATTGTGGTTTGGCTATTGGAATGTTTGTTGCATATTTGTTTAATTTACCGAGATTTCTATACTCAGCAAATTCTTTAGGGAAAGTCATAGCACGGATCCAATCATGTATTTCAAGCCACGATTTTAATTCTTCGTCAACGACAAAGGTAATATTCAATAAATCATATATGGCTTTTTCACCAGGAATATACACATCAACGAATGGGTTGGTTTGTGGAATTTCAGATAAAGAAATACCAGGCACACTTAATGATTGACAAAAATATCTAACATTAGGTGAACGACCAAAGTTAAGTTGAAACTTATTTGGTTGTAGAAAATTAGGGTTTGTTGGGTTACGATTGGTTGCTGTCATAATGGTTTATTTATGCTAAAAAAAAGAGGACCCTTTTTACGGAGTCCTCTTTAAGATTTATTGCTTTGCTAGTCTTTTATTATAGTTATAATTATAAGACTTATAGATTACATTAAGTTTGCAATCTTGAACGCACGGTAGTAGTTGTTAGACAACACATTTAATGCGCCATTACCTTGTGAAGTACCTTCTGCAAATGGATTAGCAACTAGACCATATCGTGTCTTGAAGCCAATTTTTGGTTGGAAGTTGTTTGTATCAACTGCACGAACCATTTGTAAAGGAACGTATGGGCAGTAGAATAAACCTGCGTCATAAGCGTTAGAACCTTTGTAACCAACAACTGCATATTCTGAAGATGCTGATGTTGGAGCATATGGATCAATATACACTTTGATACGACCAAATAATGTACCAGCGAATGTGTTACCTGTATCATCAACTGTTAGGTTTACTTGTGACTGTAAAGCTGAGTTGTAATCAAGGATACCAGCCATTGCTAAAGCAGAAGCAACATCGCTTGAGCAAATCATAACATTACCTTTGCCTCTACGAGTTGTCTTAGCGATAGTATTAGCTTCACGTTCAATTTGGAATGCTAAACCTTTAACTTTTTCAACCATCCAACGACCATTAGAATCAGTATCAAGGTCAAACTTACCAACAGCAGTTGTACCTACTTGGCAACCTGTTTTAGCAGTACCGTAGATTGTTCTTACAACTTCACGGTTGATTTCAGCAAGAATTTCAGCAGACAAGATGTTTGCTAATTCTGTTTCTGCATCTAAACCATGAACTGCTTT